GTCCTCAGCCGGGCGTTCGACGCGACCGTCTTCTCCGGGGTCGCCCCGGGCGCGGACTTCGACGTCCTCACCGGGGCCGCCGCGACGCCCATCGGTGGCACCGACGCCGGGGCCACCTACCGGGGCCTCGTCGCCGCGGATGCCGCGGTCGCGGCCGGTGGCGGCCTGCTGAACGGGTGGGCCATCGCCCCGCAGGGCCGGTCGCTGCTGCTGGGTGCGCTCGACCTCGGCGGCCGGCCGTTCTTCGTCAACGACGTCCAGGCCGATGGTGCCGTCCCGGCGCTGCTGGGTCAGCGGACGTACCAGACGACCGCCGTGTACGCGGGCGGCACCCCGGCGACCATCGGCTTCGGTGGGGACTGGACGCAGGCGAACTACGGGGTGGTCGAGAACATCCAGGTCGACATCTCCGGCGAGGCCACCATCGATGACGGCGGTACGGCGCTGCACCTGTGGCAGCGCAACATGTTCGCCGTGAAGGTGGAGTTCGAGGTGGGATTCCGGGTCCGCTCGCTCGCCGCGTTCCGCCGCCTCACCGACGCCGCCGCCGCCGTCTGACCCCTGAGGGAGACCGAGACATGACCCAGCCCGAGAACCAGACGCCCGGCGCGCTTCCGCAGTCCGTCGCCGAGGAGTCCTCGACGCAGCCCGCCAACGACGCCCTGCGCCGCATCCTCAAGGAGCAGGACGAGGCGCGGCGGGAGGCCGAGGAGGAGGGCGGCGGCGAGCAGCAGGCCGCCGAGAAGCCCTCCGCTCGCCGCACCACCACCCGCGACAGCGGCGAGTGAACACCGGGGAGGGTGAGCAGTGACCGAACCCGCCTACGTCCCGGCGCTGTTCACCCTCCCCGAACTCGCCGCCTACATGCAGACCCCCACCGTTGACGAAGCCACCGCGACCCTCCTGGCAGAGTTGGCCGAAGGGCTGATCGCCGACACCTACGGCGCCGAGCTGCCCGACCCGCCCCCGCCGCGGCTGCGGCGCATCGCGCTGGAGGCCACGAAGCGGGCCTACCAGAACCCCAACGGGTACGTGTCGGAGTCCATCGGGGACTACTCCTACACCCGCGGGTCGCGGTCCAACCCGCGCGCCCTGGAGCAGTCCGGGGTGTACCTGACCGACGCCGAGCGCGCCACCATCGTCTCCGCGTCCGGCCGGTCCACCGTCCGCACCTATCGACTGGTCACCGCGCTCGAGGCCGTGGAGGGATCCGAGGACGCCGACCCGTTCGCCGTGAACCCCGCCTGGTGGAGCTGAGATGCGGTTGCCCGCCGGCCTGTTCGTCGAGCCGGTGACCGTCGAGACGTTCCGCGGGTCGGGCGCCTACGGCGACGAGTACGCCCCCGCCGTCACCGTCTACGCGCACGTCTCCGGCGGGCGGCGGCTGTCCCGCTCCGTGCAGGGCGACCAGGTCTCCTCCGAGCTGCGGCTGATGCTGCCGAATCCGGCCCGCCGGGTGGACGGCGGTGAGCCGGTCGATCCCGCCACCCTGCTCACCCCGGAGTCCCGGGTGACGTCGGGCGCGATCTCCTCGGTTGCCACCAGCGTCGTCGAGCACCGGCAGCCCGGCACCGGGGCGCTGGTCTACGTGTCCGGCGTCCTCACCTAGCCGGCGTTCATTTCTGCACACGGGAGGCGTCATGGCCGGTCTCAAGTGGCACGGCGCCGCCGTCAACCAGCTCATCGAAGCCGCAGGCCAGCGCGGCGTGGACGACGGCATCGACATCATCGGCGACCTGTCCCAAGACCGGGTGCTCGTGCAGACCGGCGAACTCCGACGGTCGCGCCGCACTGTCCGCCGGGGCACTCAGGCCGCAGTCGGCTACACCGACTCCAAGGCTGTCGGCGCGCACGAGAACCTGGCCGTCACCCCGCGCAAGCCCGGGACGCGCCCGAAGTTCCTGGAGTCCGCGGCCAACGACTCCCGCGCCGCCGTCACCAAGGCCATCGCCGACGAACTCCGCAAGGCGCTGTGACCCGCCCGCGGCTGCTCGCTGCCGCGCTCGCCCGGGTCGGCTCCGGCTCCGCGTTCGCCCACCACCTCACCGGAGGCCCCGTGAAGATCACCCACCCGAACCGGCGGTACACCGGCCCCGTCGTCGCCGGGGACCTGCGGCTGTTCTTCATCGACGGCGAGACCGAGCAGACCGGCATCAAGCCCGCCACCCGCAAGGCGCTCGAGGCCGCCGGATACACCGTGACGTCCGCCCGCGACAGCAGCGGCGACGATGCCCGCTGAGGTCGTCGTCCGGGACATCGGCGAAGGTCGCGCCACCGTCCACATCGACGGCCAGAAGATCGCAGGCGTCCGCGCGGTGACGGTCGACAAGCGGGTCGGCGACCGCGACATCGTCACCATCGAGATCGTGTCCCGGCGCACGACGATCCTGCCTGAAGCCGGAGCCGAAGCAGACGTGCCGTGAGCTTCACGACCGTCCTCCTCGACGGGCTCGCACAGTACCTGGAGAACGCCGACGTCGGCACCTTCCACTCCTCCGGCGTCGCCTACTCCACCAGCCCCACCGCCCGCCCCGGCATCTTCATCGACGGCGTGCCCGCCACCCCCGACCGGGTCATCGTCCTCACCGTCTACGGCGAGGTCGACGACCCCACCCAGGCCACCACCGAGGTTCAGGTACAGGCCAGGGTCCGCGGCACCAAAGACCCGCGCACCGCGTACGAGACCGCCGACGCCATCTTCGAGGCGTTCCAGAACCTGCCGCGCTCGGCCATCGGTGGGACCACCGTCGCCGGGATCTTCCGCATCTCGTCGGCGTACATCGGCATCGACACCAACGGCCGCCACGAGCGTGCGTCGAACTTCCGGATCCTCGTCCACCGCCCGACCCTGTACCGCGTCTAAGGAGACCCGATGACCCTGCCCGTCCGCACCCCGCTCGGCGCGCCGACCCTGAACCGCAAGTGGTATCTGGATGTGTCCGACGACGACGGCACCACCTGGACGCCGGTCATGGGGCTCACCGAGTTCCAGCCCGCCACCGAGGCCACGTTGCAGGATGACTCCGACTTCGACTCCGAGGGGTTCCGGTCGCAGACGAAGACCGCGTCCGCATGGTCCTGCACGGGCACCGTCGTCCGGAAGACGCTGGCGGGGACGCCGACCGCCTACGACCCGGGGCAGGAGATGATCCGCACCACCGCCGACGAGATGGGGCTGGCGAACGTGCTCACCGTCCGCTTCTACGAGATGGAAGACGGCGGCCCCCGGGTGCTGGCCTACCGCGGCGAGGTCGCGGTCGACTGGACCGACAACGGCGGCGACATGGCCGCCAACTCCACCGCCGGGTTCACCCTCTCCGGGCGCGGCCGGCGCATCGCCATCGCCCACCCGGCCGCGGCCTGACGTGCCCTTCGAGGACCTGGCCGCCTACGTACGGCCCGGCATCACCCTGCCGTGGGCGGGGCGGGACTACTACGTGCCGCCGCCCAACGCCCGCGACGGGCTGTGGCTCCAGGCGCTCATGGACGGCACCACCTCGGCCGTGCTCACCCGCAAGCTCGGCGCCGCGAACGCCGCCGTCCTCAACGACGAGCAGGAGCGCACCATCTACCAGCTCGCCCTCGGCCCGGCGTTCGACGAGATGGAGGCCAACGGCGTGCCGTGGCCGATCATCAAGCACGCCGGCATCACCGCGTGGATCGCGTGGACCCGCGGCGAGGACGCCGCCGAGAAGCACTGGGTCACCCTCATGCCCAAGCGGGTCGAGGAGGACGCCGAGGGAAAAGACCCGGAGCCGGCGACGACGGCGGCTGGGTCGCGTCCGGTCCCGTCGACCCGGCAACCGGCCTAGCCCGCTGGTACGACAAGCCGCCCGCCGACCTCGGCGGCCCCACCTGGGCCGACCTGCTGGAGCGGTGGGCGCTGGTCGACGCCGACCTGCACGATCTGTACGGCATTGACGTGTGGGACGAGGCGCTGTTGATCGCCCGGCCGTGGCCGTGGCTGCGTAACCGCATCCTCGGCCTGCTCTCCGCACCGACCCGCACCGCGCGGATGCTGCTGCCCCCGCCCCCGCAAATCGTCTAGGCCGCGGCGCCCACCAGTAGCGCCAAGAAGCCCAGGACCAGGAATAGCACCAGCAGTTGCGAGATGAACTTGGCCGACTTGTTGATCTGTTCCAACGCGGTCGTCTGCCGCCGCTGAAGGTCCAACTGTTCCGCGGTCTCCGCGTCCGTGAAAGCCATGTGTCGCAGCGTAAGCGCCGCCAGAGACGGGCTTAGAGAGCAGATCACACCAAAAGGTCGGCCGCGTTTGTGCGGTTCACACAAGAGCCAAGGGGGGCTGAGTCATCGCACTGACCGTCGGTGAACTCTCGGTCTCCCTGGAACTGGACTCCGCGGCGTTCCGCGCGCAGCTCAACGCCGTTGAGGCGGCGCTGCGCGGCCTGCCCAACCAGGTCACCACGCAGATCCGCGGGGCGTCGAAGAACGCCAACCAGCAGGGCGGCGTCATCGGCGACACCCTGTCCCAAGGCATCCAGCAAGGGCTGATCCGGAACTCCCCGCTGATCGCCGCCGGCCTGCTCGGCGCGTTCTCCGCCGGGGCGCCGGCCCTCGTCGCTGGCGCCGCGCTCGCTCTCGGCGGGATCGGCGTCGCCCTCGCCGCGCAAACCGAGGAAGTCCAGGCCACCTACGTCGGCCTGTGGGACCACATCAAGTCGGCCACCGAAGACGCCGCGTACGGCGTCAAGTGGACGGTCATTGATCTCGCCGCGGTGATAGGAACGTCGGTCGACCGGATCGCACCCCTCCTCGAACGGGGAATCTCGGCCGCCGCGCCGCATCTGGACACCCTCGTTCGGTCCATGCTTACCGCCGCCGAGACGGCGCTGCCTTCCTTCGTCCGCGCCACCGAGAACGCGGGACCCGTCATGGACGGCTTCGGCTCCCTCGTCGAGTCGCTGGGTGGGGGGCTGGCCGGACTCCTCGATGCTGTGTCCGCGCACGCCCCCGCGGCGGGGGCCGCGTTTGAATCCCTCGGCGACATTATCGGGAACCTGCTCCCCATTATCGGTGAGCTGCTGGGCCACGGCGTGGAGCTGGCGGAGATCGTGCTGCCGCCGCTGGCGTCCGTGCTCGGCGTCGTCGCCGACGTCGCAGGCGGGCTCGGGCCGCTGCTGCCCGCCATCGCGCTCGGGTTCGGCGCACTCAAGGTCGCCGGTGTGGTGGCGCCGATGATCGCCACGCTGGCGCAGCAGCTCGCGTTCACGTCGCTGATCGGCGGCGCCGCGGGCCGCGCCGCCGGGGGCATGTCGCTGGCGCTGGCTGGGTTCGGCCGGGCGCTGCCCGCTATCGGTGTCGCCGTCGCCGCGTACGCGGCCATCAGTGCGTCGGCGAGCGAGGAGACCCGCCGGTGGGCGGACGCTCTCGGGAAGGGCGGTCAGGCGGCGAACGCCGCGCGCCGCGAGATCGAGGACCAGTCCTTCATGGACAAGTTCCTCTACAACCTGACCCACTGGGGGAACACGCAGGACGTCGCCAGGGCGAAGACCGAGGAAGCGAACGAGGCGCTGGCCGAGCAGCGCGCCCGCATGACCGACGCGGAGCGCACCGCCGCCGAACTGACCCAGGCAGAAAACGAGCTGGTCGACGAGGTTGCCCGGTTCGGGCAGGAGTCGCCGCAGGCCAGGTTCGCCCAGGAGCGGCTCACCGAGGCGCAGGAGGCCGCCGCCGAAGCAGCCGCCCGCGAGGAGTTGGCGCTGCACGGCGTCACCCAGGCGATGATCGACCAGGCCGCGCAGGCGCTCGCCGCGATCGACTCCAACTTCGGCTACCAGCACTCCTTGGACCAGCTTGAGGACGCGCAAGCGGGGGTCCGGGATGCAATCAAGGAACACGGCCG